ACGCAGGTCCTTATCACGTCCACGTTTCTCAGGGGGCTATGGTAGGTGCAAGACACAAATCTCAGCCTCACTCTATACTTATAGCCGCCAACCCAGAGGTTGCAGAAAAGGTCGTGAAGATACAGAATGAATTAAAACAGCAAGATTTTCTTGCAAACGCACCCAGAGTTTCATTATCTTCATCGGGTGGTGGAGGCGGTGGAGGATATTCTGGAGGCGGTGGGGGAGGAGGGGGAGGAGGTTCCGCCCCTTCGTCTAGCTATTAAATACACTTAAATGAAAACTTTTAACTTCTTCGTTGTAAAGCTCGAAAAGCTGGTCAACGACACCATCACCATGAGTGACGGTACGGAGCTGTACGTAGACAGCAAATGGGACGAGATGGGTGAGTTTAATCACAGGGTCACCGAAGGCCCCGTCGTAGCTTCTCCTTTTAAATACGATACGGGTGTAAAGCCTGGAGACACCCTTTACTTTCATCACCTTGTAGTTATGCAGGGTGGTCAGGTTCTTACGGGTGACGATGATCACTATATTGTGAAGTATAACGAGGAGGCCATCAACAACCAAGCTATAGCGTACAAGAGTCAAGATGACGGCTCTATACATCCGCTAACGGGGTGGGCACTGCTTGAGCCCGTAGAACAAGAAGAATTAAAAACAAAGTCCGATGTTATCGAAGTTGTCGAACTTAAAGAGGCGCTACCTACAAAAGGTCGTGTCGCTTTTACGTCTAGCGGGATTCAGGAGATTGGATTGAACGTAGGTGATGTAGTGGGTTTCAAGGAGAACAGAGACTACAGGATAACCATAGACGGGACAGAATACTACAGAACACGCACCGAAGATCTACTCTATGTCGAAGAAGTTCACAACGGTTGATGCGGCACAGCGCCTCATGAACAGTATGGAGGACGCTATAGACAATATGATCGACGAGATCAAGAAGCCCGTAGATCCTGAGATCAACGGAAGCGCACGTAAGGCTGAGCTGCAGTCTATCAAGCAGACCGCCACAGACTGCAAGGAACTGATCGTTGAAAGACAACGATTAGAGCAAATGATCAAAGACCTACAGAACAATGGAGGCATCGAAGAAGCAAAAGACTACAGCGGAGGTTTCGCTGAAAGATTCTCTAAATGATTGGAAACAAATAGTATGGCAATACAATAAAACAGAATACAAGTTCTGGGAGGATTCCTGGAACGACAAGAGCGAGGATTAAGTTGTTGGTTTTCGTCAGGCGGCCCTCTGCGCATATAGGGCTTATCAACTGGGGCGTAGTTCAGTTGGTTAGAGCGTCTGTCTTATACACAGGAAGTCGCGGGTTCAAGTCCCGCCGCCCCAACAATTTGTTATATTTGTACCATGAAGCTCAAAAAAAGAGATTACAAGAAGGAGTACACTAAATACGGCAAGGCCAAAAAGGCTAAGAGGTATAGGGCATTCCTGAACAAAATCAACCGCCGTAAGAAGAACTACGGAAACGGTGACGGTCTCGATGAATCGCATGTAGGTACGTCTGATAAAACAACACTTCAACCTCAATCAAAAAACAGGGCCAACAACAGGCCTAAGCGTAGACGTAGCAGATAACTGCATGCGCTCGTAGCTCAGTTGGATAGAGCATCTGCCTTCTAAGCAGACGGTCACAGGTTCGAATCCTGTCGGGCGTACTAAATTAAATACAATGGCTGAATACATTTGTGAGTGCGGCGACCACGAAGACGAAAAGTCTGGGGTCACCATAAAGTTTGCTGAGGGAAAAGCTCAGCACCAGATCCAATGTCCTTGCGAAAAGAACATGGTTCTTAAGAACCCTAAAAAAGGAGCCCCCAGCTTCAAAAGCAACAGGTGGGGCCAGGTATTCTGATGCAAGATTTTTTGGACTTCATGCAGGAGGTCGCAGGGTTCTACAATGCCTTCGGCACGGACAATAAACTCTACGACTACGATGGAGACGGCATAGTAACCGTTCTTGACTGGCTGGAGTTTCTGTCTAATCAACCCTACTTTTGAGCTCGCTAGTAAACATAGAAGAATACGATGAGGCGGTTATCAAGATTTGTCCCAAGGGTACACAGGGTGAAATTATTCAACTTGGTGATATACTCATTGCACTTCCCGCTCAGCCGCCCAAAAAGCAAATTGCGGGACATGGACAGCCAGACAACTTGCAGTTGTGGACACGCAGACCTATGCCTGAGGAGCTGTCTAGGATTAAGAGTATGGACGAGTGGGCCGAGACCCCCAGAGAGTTCAGAGAAAAGTTTCGTCCGTATATCGAAGAGGAGTTTCGCCGTAGGCGTGAGGGCTTTTGGTTTTATAATAACGGTGAGCCTACATATATTACGGGGCGCCACTACATGATGCTTCAGTGGACGAGGATGGATGTGGGTCACCCCAGCTTCCTTTCTTTCCAAAGAGAAATTTTCTTACATTTGGCTGCGTGTGAGGCGGACCCACGCTGCATAGGGCAGCTGTACACCAAGTGTCGGCGGAGTGGATATACGAATATCTGTTCCGCCGTTTTGGTGGACGAGGCCACGCAAGTCAAAGACAAGCTGCTGGGCATACAGTCGAAGACGGGTAAGGACGCACAGGAGAACATCTTCATGAAGAAGGCTGTGTATATGTTCAGACACTACCCTTTCTTCTTCAAGCCCATACAGGACGGTACCACAAACCCACGTATGGAGCTGGCGTTCAGGGAGCCCAGCAAGAGAATCACGAAGAACAACAAGACCTCACAGACGGGCGAAGCGCTCAACACTGTGATCAACTGGAAAAACACAACAAATAATGCGTATGACGGAGAGAAGCTCCACATACTATATCTAGACGAGGCAGGAAAATGGGAAAAACCTACAGACATAAGAGACGCCTGGAGGATTCAACGGACGTGTTTGATCGTAGGGCGAAAAATCGTGGGAAAGGCACTGGTGGGAAGCACCGTGAATCCGATGGACAAGGGTGGGAAGGAATACAAGGATCTATGGAAAGACTCAAACCCAAACGAAAGAAACGCAAATGGTAGAACGCGCAGCGGCCTGTATAGGCTATTTATCCCAGCCGATAGATCACTTGAAGGCTTCTTCGATATCTACGGACATCCAGTCACTGAAGATCCTGATAATCCTGTGGACGGTCTTGATGGCGATAGCATTGTTCAAGGATCGAGGCAGTATCTAAAGAACGAGAGGGACAGCCTCAAGCACGATCCGTCTGAACTTAACGAGGTGGTGAGACAGTTTCCGTTCACCACGGACGAGGCCTTCAGAGACAGCATAGACGGAAGCCTATTTAACATAGGAAAGATCTATCAGCAGATAGAACACAACGACGAGCTGTTTCCGAACCCCGTCGTAAAAGGCAACTTCATCTGGAAGGAGAAAGACAAAGAGGTGGTGTTCTCACCCGACGTGAACGGTAGGTTCAGGGTGTCTTGGATGCCACCACAGGAACAGAGAAACGTCATGAAGATGGACAGGGGCAAGAGGGTGGCCCCGTATGGCGACAGAGGTTGCGGGGGCGTTGACTCCTACGACCTAGACTCTACGCTAGACGGCAGAGGCTCTAAGGGTGCGCTACACCTGTACAACAAGTTCCACATAGAGAACCCCTCTAACATGTTCGTAGTGGAGTACGCTTCACGCCCAGACCTGGCCAAGATATTCTACGAAGACGTACTCATGGCTGCCTTCTTCTACGGGTACCCACTCCTCGTGGAGAACAACAAGTACGGTATCGTAAGATACTTTGAATCAAGAGGTTACGACGGGTACTTAATGGACAGGCCCGACCACCTCAAGGCGGCCAACTCCAAGATGAACGTGAAGACCAAGGGTATACCGTCGAACTCACAGGATGTGATACAAGCCCACGCCCACGCGATCGAGCAGTACGTGTACGACCACGTAGGCATAAACTACGACACGGGTAACGTAGGTAACATGTACCTGAACAGGACGCTGGAGGACTGGATAGGATTCAAGATCAACGACCGTACCAAGTTTGACCTTACGATAAGCTCTGGTCTGGCGCTGCTGGCCGCCCAGAAGTCAAAGCCTAAAGAGAAGAGCGATTTCACCGAGCGCAAGTTTTTTAGACGCTATAAACCAATCGGTTGATTTATTATATTTGTGCCAATGTATAGCAGTAATAACTCACACAAGAAGGGGTTCCCTGATCCTCTCGCGGATTATTCTGTAAAGCAGGATAAGTCTTATGGGCTTCAGTATGCAAAGGCTATGTATTCTCAGTGGGGACAATCCACTGATACTCATTCTCTGTACGGAAGAAGGAATAAGATATTCAGCAGAAGCAGAGATTATGCAAACGGTACGCAGGACACGACGATCTACAAGCAGCTGCTAAACTCCCTGTCTCCAGAGAAGGGCGACGGAAGCTTGCTGAACCTAGACTACACGCCAGTACCTATACTGCCTAAGTTCGTAAAGATCGTACTGAACAAGATCCTATCTAGAGATCCGTACCCCAACCTAGAGTCTACCGATCCTATCTCTTCTTCCGAAAAGAACAAGGAGAAGGAGCGCATCAAGATGCAGGTGCAGGCCCGCAAGGAGCTTGAGGCACTCAAAGAGATGACGGGTGTGGTACTCGACATGGACCCTGATAGCATCCCCGAGACTCTCGAAGAGGCGGAGATGTTTATGGATACGAACATCAAGACCGACGCAGAGGTGGCTGCACAGCTGGCTACAAGCTTGACGCTCGACTGGGCCAACTTCAACGACAGCACCTTCAGGAGGGCCGTGATGGACATCGTGTCCTTGGGGATGGCCGTGGTGAAGAGAAACAACGACCCCAACAAAGGTATCGACATAGAGTACGTAGACCCATCTACGTTCCTGCACAGCTACACAGAAGACCCCAACTTCGGGGACCTGGTGTACGCGGGACACATCAAGCGCATACCTATACAGGAGCTCAAGCGTATCGCAGGGGATCAGCTGAGCGAGGAGGACTACAAGAAGATAGCCAACAAGGTCAAGGACAAGTACTCCAACGACGCATCCAGATACAACTCTTCGCACTACGACGACAGGTACATGCGTACCATCTACGGATACGACGAGTACATGGTAGAGCTTTTGGACTTTGAGTTTATCTCGGTAGACTGCATGCACTTCGAAGAGAAGGACAGCAGGTTCGGCAACACTGGATTCTACTTTAAGGGTATGGACCACAAGCCTAAGTCTGGAGGCGTCTTCGGTAGAACACCGCACAAGATGGAGGTAGCGTGTGTGTATGGGGGTACGTTTATCGTAGGGGCCGAGATGGTCTTCGACTACGGAAAGAAGCACAACGTCCCGAAGAATATACACGACCTGTCTAGGGCGGAGCTATCCT